GCTGACACCTGTGAAAGGAAAAGATGTTTTTACTTGTTCTAAGTGTAATATAAACATAGATCGTGATGTTAATGGTGCAAGAAACATAGCCATTAAACGTCTGAAGGAAGTGTTATAACTTCTCTTCTCGGTGGAGCTACACACCGGTCAAAGGTAATTTACAATAAACACTTTGTTGTTTAATGTAGGTTGACTCACGTAGCGGAAACGGAAACGGAGATGCAATATTGAAAAAGGAGAAAATGTGTCAAGATGGAGAAATTACCTATTGCTCTTCGCATTGTAAAGAATTGAAAATCATATTGGTATAAATAAATGATAGACATTTTATTTATAGTCGGTAAATCATCGGACAATTATCCAGATAAAACTACATCTTCAAAGGCACCTAAGTGGCTAAGGAAAACTGCTGAGGACTTTGAAGAATTCATAAACGAAGATAATTCAGTACCGTCAGATGTAGCCATGGCTATGTATCTCGCAGCAAAACATCCGCGAGACAATATCGACTGTATACTAGGAGAAAATGTACAAAGCAAAAAGGTCTTGGATCCATATGACGTAGTCTATGTCATATACGATGCTATTGAGGTATTTCATGGAGACTGTGGGGCTAAGACTTGTCCTTTGGAACGTAAAAGATTGGAACGTGCTCTCAAGACTACATCTGCATATGTGTACCCTTACCCTAAGTTTCACAAGTATATTATAGTCAAACCTTCTTACTACTCAGATCTCCGCAAGGCTGGACTACCTGTTGCCCCGTTCTTCAAGATAACACCGAAAACTGCCCTAAAAAGCATCAGCAAATTCCGGGCACGCATTAAAAAGAAAGGATGGAAAGGTGTTATAGTTAAACCTTCTTATGCTGGTTACTCTGTAGGTATCAAAGTCTATAAGAGTTTTGCCCGTACACAGACTAAGACTTTACGCAAAAACTTCAAGTATCTCAAGGATCGCGGATTCCCAAGTGCAACAATCCAAGAACTCATTCCATCCTTTGGTAAGCACTTTGAGATACGTACTTACTGGTTAAATGGTAGGTATGCTTACTCTGTAGGTACCTTAACAAGGTCCATTACCGGTAGTAGTAGTGGTTTATCTGTAGATGAGGAAGACACATTTGTATCAGAAGGTGGGAACATCCCGGATCGAATTAAGAAGAAACTGAAGGTCCTAGGTAGACAAGTACAAAAGGCTTTGTACCAGTACCCGTTGAAACATCCTTTACTTCGTATTGACTTTGGCTGCTGCTTATCAACATCTAAATGCGACGATACCTATTTCATCAATGAGGTAGAGACTATGGCAGCCAATATGCTTGCAGAGGAAACTAAGTTTCCAATCGTTGAGAAAGCAGCGAAAGCTTTATATACTTTCGCTAAGAAGGTGAAAGGTAAGAAAGAGCCAAAAGGACGAAAATCTACCTTCAAGGTCAAACGTAACACATGTGTCTCTGCTGTAGATATAAAGTGAGAAGATGTATGATTATTATAATAGCAAATTTTATCGTGGCTTCGGATGATCTTCGGAAGGTATATGTACCAATTCGTCGACTTTCTAGGAGAGACTGGGGTAGCGCTTTGGCCAAGTTTGCGCTCGCGGTACTGGGTCTTGTCACCGTCTTACTGGTAAGTCGTGCTAAGGAGAAGGATGAAGGACCTTAATAATTTTCTCCTTGTCGTAACCCTCTCCCTTATATTGGTTACTCACGACTCGGGTGCCTCCCATGGAGACATAGTCACTATTCACATGTGTATGACCATAGACCCATACTCGTATATTCTGTCTCAGTAAAAGTCTATTGAGATTATTAGTATAGTAGAATCTTAAAGGGTCAGTCAAATGACGTTTGGCTAAACATCTAAAATTGACCGGGGCGTAGTGACTAACCACCACAAGCCTCCAACCATCCTTTCGTGACCGTTCGATGGCCTCCTCAAGATGGTATAGAGCGATGAAATGTCTCATATTCATCCACGTTGGAGTGCCAGCAGCACCTGCAAGAGACTTTATTGGCAATTTCTTGACCCCGTTTGACTCAGGGATGTGCGACCATAAAGTCGTTCCATATATGCGTACTCCACCTGGGAGGTCGACACTCTCATCTCGCAGGACTTTCAGATTGGGAATGTGCTCACCAATCTTCGTAAGTTTGCTTTCTAGATACTCAATACTGTCAGTGTTGGAGTAGTACTCCCAATTGCCTGGTATCAAGTAGACGCTGGTAAAGCCTGTACATAGAGAGGCCATGAACTGGAAATACCTCTCAGCGAGTTCTGCTCGACACACGTCTCCAGCAACTATGAGTATTTCTGCCTTCTTGGTGACCACGTCCCGCCAGTCAGGTATGACACCGGTGTCTCCAATGTGGATATCTGATACGATTTGTAATATTGAACTCATTATTGCTCTGGGAATACACAGTAATATGTTTAAAAAAAAATCAAACTCATAAATAAATGGCTGAAGAGAAATCCCAAGATAAATCGGATACCATATCCATGGGCGCAATGGCAGCTCTCTTACCTACATTCTTCAAGAAAGCATATACAATCTATGGGCAAGACATTGGGAACAAAGGTAATTTTTACATCTCGGATGGCAACTTGCTCGGATTAAAGATGGCAGTGTTACCAGAAAGGGATACTTTTGTGTTCTCTACATATTGTCCTGCATCTATGGATGACTGCGACAAGCTGCGAAGATTGAATCTACAAAATATTTTCAAGACGTACGACTGTGCTCTCTGTGCTATCCAAGAACCAAATAATGCTATACTCGTATCTGATGAACAGAACCAATTCTATGTTGATAAAAAGGCAGCATCGGTACAGCTTAATCAACAATGGGAGGGTGAGTCTAATATGAGATTCGTTGTCTCTGGAACAGTTCCTCAGTATTACAAGGGCCACCTCCTCTTAACAGCATCCAATCATACCCCAATGTTTGCAGTTTTCACAGACACAAGAGTACTGAAGAATATACTTCTCTTTATGCAAAGTGGCTCAAAAGTAATAGGAGAAGGAAAATCGAGGCGCCTATACAGTTACATGAATGGTAACTCTGGTAGTGACCCATGGCATTTCCACTGTCATATCACAGTACACAACGACCCATTCTTACAACGTTGTATCGAGGATTCTAGAGGCCATCAGGGTGTAAAAGCTACTACGAGGGGTATAGTGCGAGCTCTAGTATTCTCGCACCCAGACATGGACTCACTGGTCAACATTGTCTTTAATAATATGCCCCAGATCCTCCCCTTAAGAAATCTGGGATTCTCGATAACGTCCAATTTCTTCTTTGCGGACAATAAGTTCTTTGTAGTAGTCTATGTTACAAAAGGGGATCGCAATATTCACTATACGAGTCCCACAGGACAGAAGAAGTGCCTGTTCATACTCATACCAGCTGCATGCATGCTCTTCCCAACAGAGTGTTTCCAAGCTCCAAGAAATAAGAGGGAGTTGGACCACTTCCTATCTTGGGTCCAAAAATCGTTTGGACAGATGTATGTGAAGCCCAATAACTGGGGTCTCAAACCTCTCCTTGAGAAAGATGGGACACTCATCACTAGGAACCACTGGGGTGCTGCTCTAAAGGCCATAATTGATCTATCACCCATCGATATCCTCGAGACACCGGGTCCAGAAGCCCTCTATGTCTGGACAGAGCACAAGCGTTATCCGCTCCTGAAACGAGCTAATTCGGGAGATAAAGAAGCGAAAGACGCTCTCCTTAAACTCGGGGTAAATGCTACTCAGTGGTGTATAGAGAATGATTGTTTTATCACGGAGGATAAATGCAGCCCTGAAGAACGCAGTAAGTTCAAGTATATGCTAGGTCTTGGTATCAACAACATCTCTCAGGCCATCCTGGATAGTCCAAGTCCAAAGTTAATGGGTCTTCTAATCAACGCGGAATTTGCTCGGCTGCGCACACTGAACTACAATGGGATGGTAACGACCGACTACATGTACTTCCAGGGCTCCTATATTCAGCATATAATTAAGCGCACTATCGGTGATCTACTCACAGTCACGTCAGGAGCTCCGAAGTTCGGTAACCCCGATATTGGACCATGGATAGAAAAGGGAGAGATTCTACAATGGTTTGTACATAACTTCAAACAGATTGGAGAACCATCAGTGTCTGGTACCAACACTATTTCTGAAATACAGTTCCCTATTCCGGGAAGAGACTGCCGGACTACGCTCAATCCAGCTCCTTGTAACAAAATAGACATGATCATGAAGATCATGGACACAAGGAAGAAAGTGTTGTATACAGGACCCGACTGCCGGATCCAGACTCGCTCACCGGTACTATTTGGGGGTAGGTTGCCTTCGGGATGGTCCAAGAGCACCAATGATAACCTAAAAGAGTTTATACACGAGTTCTTCGCATCTATGATTATAAACGATGTTAGGAAGATCATACCAAACTTCAGCCTTTGTTACGGTGGTTTTTTCTGTGATTCCAGTAACTTTAAGATTCTATGTGATATGGGAGCGGGTACAAACACTAGTTACCTACTGATGGAGTTGGTCAAAGATGCCGAGACTCTAGGACGAGCTATTCAAACTCCAACGCGAGATCTTATCGCCGAAGCCCAAGAGTTTATGAACGGTATTACGCAAGTGGTCGTAGCTCTATCTTACGCATGGCACATGAAGAAGTTTACCCATTATGACCTCCACGTGAACAATGTCATGAGGTATAACATCCTTTCAACCAACTTCTCCAAACTTTTTAAGGGTGTGGATATCGCCGCCAAGGATATACCAGATAGTGTCTTATTCAGGTACTGGGGAGATTCGGACATCCTAGGAAAAGCTAGTCGGAAACCAGGTGGAGAAGGCTCAATCCTTATCCCGGCTACCCAGCTATACCTTATCATAGACTATGGAAACTCCTATGTCGAAGGTATGCCACATGGTACACACTACGAGAGATGCGATAGAGTCTCGGTTGGTATGACGCCTACACGAAGTAAATCTTACTTCGACGTTTTCACATTGGCAATGAACTCATTCACGTTTATACTACGAGAGAAGCTTAGAATGCTGATATCCCTGACCGCAAATAGTCTCCGAGATATCCCTCTTGTTCACTTCTTCAGAAAATTCTTTTCGGCGTATAAGGAAGTATGGAATGTTAAGTGGGAAATGGTCATGCCGGGGGCTGCACAGACAGTAATAGCCAACCGGGATTTACGCAGGTATTTTATGAGTGTAACGAAGAGTAAGTATCGGAGTGAGTACACCCACTATCTGAGCCCAAGATTCGACCCAAAGCATCTACCAGCTGATTTTAATAGTCCGGTCACTGTGCTGAACTGGATCATGACCACTATGTATAACCCCGTAAACTATTGGAAACATCTAGACACATCCATTGTATTCAATTGGGGGAATGTTCCTTCTGATAGAAGACCGGGGATCCAACCTTTGCCTTCTGTCATCGAGAAAATAGATACGACCATTCAAAAGAAGAAGGACCTAGCAAACATTACCAGAAACTTTATGAAATCCTACACAAAGTATAAGCAAGAAGAGTGGAATAAGAAACAGTCGGGACCAGCACCTGGTGGGTGGGACCCTATGGATACCTCCAGATAAGTCTGTATACTTTTTTATTGGATTTACTGTACTTAGCTCGTGTAGAAGTTACTCCCTTCGTAAAGTGTGTTACAGTCTTAAGTTTGATTGGAAGCTAAAGCTATTTAACATTTAGCTTCCAATCTAAGAAAGAATGTTATCAAAGTCGATTATTGACAGTTTAACCGAACGTATAGGAAAGTACAACAATAAACTAGCAGATGCGTACGATGTCATCAAGTTAGACGAGCTGACAGAGTTATGGAAAAATCTTACAACTGAAAATAGAAATGATCTCTCTACAGAAGAGGCAATAGCCATGGATACTAAGAAAAAGAAAAAGAATCGAAAAAGGAGGAAAGGTGTTGTCAAGATGGAGAAATTACCTAAAGGGGCTCGATGGAAATCACTAGAGGCGCGTAAGTTAATGCTTGAGCACATACACGAGCACCATTCTCGTATGGATACAAGCCAAATGACACCTGGGTGGTGGACGGAAAACGTCATCAGAAACGTTTCTAAGCTTCTTACTACTTGCACGATGTGTGGCGCGGAAAGCAGGCCATTGATAAGTAGCATACAAAAAGGACAAGGATTCGGTTGCGCGTGCCTATATGAATTACTAACACCAAAAACCTTTGAAAAGTCCTTTGCTAGTTACGAAGACAAAGCTCCGGGCGGAACAACCTTGAAGCGTGATTGCCTTGTAGATAAAAGCATCGACACTCGGGATATCTTTAGGAGTTGTAACGAACGCTTCGACTTCAAGTGCCCAGACCCGAAATGTGGTCATATATGGTCGGCGAAGCTGAACGATATTACCTGTCAGGGTCGTTGGTGTCCATACTGTTCGAATCCACCCCAAAAATTATGCCCCTCATCGGCGAATTGCAGTATCTGCATCGCGAAGTCGTTTGCGAGCTACGACGGCAGAGCTCCGTGTGGAACCTTCAAGCGGGACTGCCTTGTAGATAAAAGCATCGACACTCGAGGTATCTATAGAGGCTCGAGTAGTACGTATTACGAGTTCAAATGCCCAGACCCAGAATGTGGTCATATATGGTCAGCGAAGCTATGCCACATTACGGGTCGTGGTCGTTGGTGTCCGGCCTGTAAGAAAAAGACTGAGACCTTCGTCCAGCGTACTCTGACACAAATCTATAAGGACGATGCAACGACCTCGGTCGACTTGCGACAAGGTAGAATCCCCGTCGACGGGTGTGAGAGAAAGTTAATGTGGGATCACCGCGTGACGAGGGCTGAACATAAGGTTAACGGTGAGACGGACGGTGGTCAACACACTGATAAAAGTCATATGTGGGCGACCGATAAGTCTCATAGCTCCGACATGGAGAAGCAGGTACGATGCGTAGATAATAATCAATCTCTCGTACGCTTGAATCAAGAGTGGGTTTGGAAGAACAGAGACCAAGAATGGATGCCTAAGGTGATCCAA